GCGTGACCCTGAATCGCGTCTTCGACGAACTCGAAGTCACTGCGATGGGTGACTCAAGTCACAAGTTCGTAAAGGGCTTGGAGTCATCAACAGTAACAATCGACTTCTTAAATGACACAGCATCAGCAAATGTATTGGCAACACTACAAGCTGCATGGGGAACTACAGTCACAGCTGTATTCCTACAGACAAAGGGAACAGCAGTATCTGCTACAAACCCTCTCTACACTGTATCTTTGCTAGTCAATAACACAACAGACATCAATGGTGCTGTTGGAGACATTGGCACACAGTCAATCACATTTACTGCTAACTCAACAGTTGCAGTAGCATCAACAGGCACATTCTAAACAATTAAACAAAGGGGCTAAACATGGCAAAACTAAAGATCGTTCGAGTAGATGGAAGTGTATTAGAAGGCGAGATTACTCCAGCAGTGGAGTATGCGTTTGAACAGTACGCTAAAAAGGGTTTCCATAAGGCTTTCCGCGATGAGGAAAAGCAATCGGATGTCTATTGGCTGGCATGGGAAGTCACACGCAGATCAGGTGAATCTGTTAAGCCATTTGGGATCGACTTCATCGAGACATTACGCTCAGTAAGTGTCGAGGACTCCGACCCTTTAGCTTAAAGCGCGATCTACCGCTCACCTACCTTATTGCTAGGCTAAGCATAAGGTTAGGGATCGCGCCACAACATTTATTAGAGTTAGACAAAGTAATGCTAGATGCGTTACTCATTGGCTTACAGGATGAAGCAAAGGAGATTAAAGATGCCAGCAACAGTAAAAGGCGCCGTTAATCTTCGTAAGTCATTAAGAGAGTTCACTCCAGACTTGGCTAAGAAACTGCCTAAAGAAATCGGCGCAGCACTTAAGCCAATCACAAAGTCTGCTAAAGGTTACTTGCCAGATCGAGGACAAGTCCTAAGCGGATGGCTACCTCGTCAGATGTCAGAGGCAACCTTTCCAGTCTATGATCCTAGAGTGGTCAAGTCAGGCGTAGGGTATAAGACAACACCATCAAAACCTAATAGCAGAGGTTTCAGATCATTAGCTCGCGTGTTTAATAAAACTGCCGCTGGAGCGATCTACGAAACAATGGGGCGCAAGACTCCAGATAGTCCATTCGTTAAGAATCAAATGGCTAAGTCTGGTGGGGTAATGCGTGGCGATGGCAAGATGCGTGGTCGCGCTTTGTATCGTGCCTATGATGAGAACAATGGCAAAGCCAGAGTTGCAGTATTAGAAGCAATCCAGAGCGCAGCTAGACGGCTTAATGATCGAGCTACGGTGAGAGGTTAATCATGGCAAATGTAGTCATTGACATCGCAACGGAGTTCACAGGTAAAAAAGGTTTCAAGCAAGCCGAGACTGCTACCGATAAACTTACAAAGAATGTAAAGAATTTAGCCAGAAACTTTGGCCTAGCCTTTGGTACTGCAGCAGTTCTCAACTATGCAAAGACATCGATCAAGGCAGCAGCTGATGACCAGAAGGCCCAGAAGCAATTAGCCTTAGCGCTAGAAAATGTTGGCCTTGCTAGAGATGTTACAAGCACAGAGCAGTACATCGCAAGGCTTCAATCTGAGTTCGGTATTCTTGACGATCTACTTCGTCCGGCCTATCAGAGACTTGCAGTAGCCACACAAAATTCTGCCGAGAGCCAGAGATTACTTAACCTTGCCTTAGACATTTCGGCCTCAACTGGCAAGGATGTCAATGCAGTAACTACAGCTTTGAGTCGTGCTTATCTTGGGAATAACACAGCACTTACTCGTCTAGGCGTAGGACTTAGCAAGGCTGACCTTAAGAGCAAGTCATTTGAGGAAATCACAACACAGTTAGCAGATACCTTTGCTGGCTCAGCCACAGCTGCGGCACAGACTTTTTCTGGCCAATTAGCAATCCTTTCTACAGGCGCAGCAGAAGCATCCGAGATTATCGGCACAGGCCTTATTGACTCATTAAAACTTCTTAGCGATGGTGGATCAATCTCTAATGTAGTGACAGACATGAAGGCCTTAGCAACAGCCATCTCTGACACAACTACCGGCATCGCACTGTTTATCAAAGAAGTTAAAGCAATCCCAGTCTTAGGCTCTGCTTTAGGCTTCTTATTTGAGGACATTGGTACTGGCATTATCTTTAGTAAGGCTGGCAAGGAAAGACGAGAGCGCCTTGCTTATAATAAGAATGAGCACATGTCTAAGCAGGCTCAGGTTAAGTCTGATACAAAGATTACCAAACTAGGTTCACAGCAACTATCTAATGCAAAAAAACTGTCAGCTACTCAGAAGCAGATTGCAGCAGATAAAAAGAAGCAAGAAGTCCTAGACAAGGCTGCTTTAGTCCTTGCCCAAGGCAAGAAGGTCTTTGATGAAGAGGGTATCCAGTTAGCCGCTGCCGCACAAGGAAAACTTACAGAAGAAGAACGCACACGCCTAAACCTAAAGACTGACATTTTCAACCTAGAAGCTGCCATCAATGAAGGCAACATAAGCGCGGCTGTTCGCCTATCTAACAGCATGGTTGCTAATGCTCAAAAACTTGCAGCCCTTCGTACTGACATGATTGGTCTTAACGACATCGAAAACCCATTTACAGCATGGCTTGAGACTTTGAAGCTAATGGCGATGGAGTTAGCAGCGTTAGCGAACATAGCTAAAACACCACCTAAGTTATTAGGCAAAGGCTCTACAGGTGCAGAAATTGAAGCCATTATTGATGAGTACCTAAAACTGTCTCCAGCCGATCAGACAATACTTTTTGGTAGTCCTTTATTGCCTAAAGGATCTTTGCCTTCAACTAACTCAGGTACATTTATGGAAGGGCCGGAAGCTGCAAGGTTCTATAACCAGATGAGCGCTAGCGGTTCTATGGGTGGTGCTGGCACTGTAGTTAATGTGAATGTCACAGGCTCAGTTACAACAGAGCGCGATCTAGTAGCTGCCATTACACAAGGATTATACGCACAACAAGCTTCAGGTACTCCAGTTAATTACAGTACGGTGTACTAATGGCACTGCCAGCAACTCCTATTGTACGAATCAACCTAACAGGTGGAGCATCATTCGGTGAAGCCTTTGTGCTTGGATCTAGCCGTCTGGGTTTTGCTGAGTTTGCTTCAGGCTCTACTGTCATTGTTGATGTATCTGCTCAAGTTTCTAAGATAGATACTCGCAAAGAACGCAACCTGTTTCAGGATAAGTATCTATCAGGTACAGCCACAGTCCGCATCATTGATGAGAATGGTGACTGGAACCCTCAGAATACATCTAGCCCGTATTATCCTAATCTTGTACCTTTACGCTCTATTCAGATTTCAGCAGCTTATAGCGGTACTACTTACGGCATCTTCAAGGGTTACATTACTGAGTATCTCTATACCTATCCTAAAGATCAGGAAATCGGCTATGTCGATCTAATCTGCTCTGATGGCTTCAAGCTACTGTTTAACTCCAATGTGACCACCGTCACAGGTTCGGCAGCAGGTCAAGATACAGGCACAAGAATCGATAAGATCCTCAATACAGTCGGTTGGCCTACAAGCCAGAGATCAATTCAGACAGGCAACACATTATGTCAGGCTGACCCTGCAACGGTGCGTACGGGCCTTACAGCCATCCAGACAGCCGAGTTCACAGAGCAGGGTGCTTTCTATGTGGACAAGGCAGGAAACGCCGTATTTAAGAATCGCCAGTTTGTTTATGATGCTCAATCTGCAACACCTACTAAGTTTTCCAATGTCTCTGGATCATCCGACATTAACTATGCAGGAATTGTCTTTGCCCATGATGACAAGACTATTGTTAATCAAGCTACTGTTACACCCATCGGCGGCACAGCTCAGACTTTCTCAGATGCCACCTCTGTTAGCCAATACTTCCTGCACTCGATTACAGCCGAGCAGATGCTCATGACTACAGATGCAAACGCTCTAGCCCTAGCAACTGCCTATGTGACAACCCGTAAAGACACTACAATCCGCATTGAATCTATTACCCTTGATCTGATTACCCTTGCTTATGGGGCTGGAATTGTTGCAGCTTTAGACCTTGACTATTTTGACACAATGGAGATTACTAACGCGAATGTCTCCGGAACTACTATCGTCAAGACCCTTCAATGTCAGGGGATAGCCCACAGCATCACCCCTAACACATGGAACACAGTTTTAACCACGCAAGAGCCATTACTCGATGTGATGTACTAGAATAGGACTATGGAGAAACAATTATGGCAGTAGGATTCCCAGCAAAAACCACCTATGTGGACGGTGATGTCTTTAGTGCATCCGACATCAATGACACCAATGGCACACTTAATCTTATAGCCCCATCTACTAACTTTGCTGCAGGAAAGAATCACATAATTAATGGTGACTTTTTTGTAAATCAAAGAAACTTCTCATCATCTACTGCAACTGGTTATGGTTTTGACCGTTGGCAAAATGTAACTGATGGCTCTAGTGGTACTGCTACATTTTCAGCACAGACTTTTACAGCTGGAGCCGCACCTGTTGCTGGTTATGAGGCTAGAAACTTTTTAAGATGCGTTACAACTGGACAAACTGCTGCAGGCGTTTTTACTCTTTTTGAGCAGTTTATTGAAGATGTTAGATCTATTGCTGGTCAAACAGTAACTATCTCTTTTTGGGCTAAGGCTGCAACTGGAACACCTAAAATAGCAGTAGAAGTTGAACAGTATTTTGGTTCTGGTGGATCACCTTCATCATCTACTGCAACTTATGCAGGACAAGTTACTATCTCTACTTCTTGGGCTCGCTACTCTGTAACTGTAGCAGTACCATCAATCTCTGGAAAAACCATAGGAACCACAGCAAACAGTTCATTTAGTGCCATCAATCTTTGGGTTTCTTCTGGCACTACTTTCAATTCTCGTACTGGTTCACTCGGTATTCAATCAAACACTTTTGACATCTGGGGTGTTCAGGTTGAAGCAGGATCAACTGCTACCGCTTTTCAAACTGCAACTGGAACAATTCAAGGAGAATTAGCTTTGTGCCAGAGGTATTACTACCGCACTTCATCAAGTGCCTCTAATCCTTATGCAGCATTTACACAGTTCGCACCTGCAAACTCCACTACTCAAGCCTTTATTGGTATGAGATTGCCAGTAAGTATGAGAATCCCACCCTTAGTTTTAGAGTTTGCAAACCTACAATTAGCAGATGGTTCTAATCTTTACACAGTTACATCTGCCTCTTTAGACAACAATACAACAAGTAATGACATTGCTGCTGCTGGATACAATGTTGCATCAGGTCTAACACAGTATCGGCCTTATGTGGCGCGTGGTAACAATAGTGCATCAGCCTACATCGGATTCAGTGCGGAGCTATAAAATGGACAATGTATCTTTTATTAAAGTAATTGGGATCGATGGCGTAGAAGTAGAACATGCCATCATTGACAGAGGCAACGGGGAATTTACCTCAATGCTAAAATCTACCTATGATGAACTAAAGGCAAATGAAGCCAAGATTATCTAAGGCAGGAGTGCAGCTTCGGGAACAGTTTGATGATGCCTACCCAGATCGTGACCGCACATCGGATGGTTGGATCGGTGATACCAGACATGGTGCTCGTAAGTCTGATCATAATCCAGATGCACAAGGCTGGGTACGCGCCATTGACATCGATCGTGACTTATCCGGCAAAGCCAAGCCCGACCTCATGCCCGACCTTGTTGATCAAATTCGTGCAGCCTGTAAAGCACGATCAGAAAAGCGTATTGCTTACATTATTTTTGACGGGAAAATCTGCTCCCCTATCCTTCGGTGGAAGTGGCGCAAATACACAGGGGCTAACAAACATGTTCACCATGTTCATTTCAGCTTTAAGAAAGAAGCTGACTTACGCGGTGAATTTTATCAAATACCTATGTTAGGCGGAAAACTATGAATCTAAAGAATCCAGCAATCCTTGCAGCAGGAGCATTTCTAGCAGCTTGGTCAGCAACTAATTTCGATGCAGACTACAGAGCAATCCTGTGGTCAATACTTTCAGGCGTTTTTGGTTATGCCTCACCTAAACGATAATGACTGCGCAGGACATGGCGGCTCTTGCTGTTGCTGCCACGACCGTTATTGGTTCATTTATTGGCTCGGTGCGTTGGTTAGTAAAGCACTACCTAAACGAATTAAAGCCTAACTCTGGATCAAGTTTAAGAGATGAAGTTACTGCGCTATCAGCGCGTGTCGAAACCATAATCCGACTCTTAGAGAAGTGACAATTATCCTATGGCAAGAAAAAAGGTTATAGACCTAGACACTTACAAAGCTCTTGATGCTTGGGCTATTAGCCTGCAAGAGATGTATCGAGCATTGCGTAGAGCAGGCATGGATGTTGATTTAGCATTAGCAATCATCATTGAGCCAACAGCTTATCCTGCGTGGATCTTGCCATCTCCAGTCGATCCAGAAAGGTTCGGCGATTACGAAGATGAGGATGACGATTAAGCGAATAGTTATTTTGTCTGATCTTCAAGTACCTTTTGAGGATGTTCATGTAACACGCAACATTGCCAAGTTCTTACAAACCTTTAAGCCAGATCAAACCGTCACTATTGGCGATGAGATTGATTTCCAGACAATAAGCAAGTGGTCAGATGGCACACCTTTAGCCTATGAGCAGACTCTAGGCGATGATCGTGATCGCTGTGTTGAATTGCTCTGGGACTTGGGTGTAACTGACTGCATAAGATCCAATCATACGGATCGAATTTACAACATCATCATGAAGAAGATCCCATCTTTCCTATCCTTGCCAGAGCTGCGGTTTGAGAAGTTCATGAAGTTTGATGAGTTAGGCATTACCTTCCATAAGAAGCCCATGCAGCTCGCACCTAACTGGGTAGCAGTTCATGGCGACCATACCCCTATCAAGCCACATGGCGGTTTGAGCGCATTGGAAGCCTCACGCAGGACAGGCACGAACATTATCTCTGGGCATACGCATCGCGCTGGTAGGACATCCTTCTCAGAAGCCATAGGGGGCCGTTTGGGGCGTGTTCTGCATGGAGTTGAGGTAGGTAACCTAATGGACTTCAAACAGGCCGCATACACCAAAGGAACGGCTAATTGGCAACAAGCCTTTGCCATCATGTATGTGCATGGAAAGAATGTTCAAGTGGATCTAATCTACATAGAGAAAAACGGCACATTCATCGTAGGCGGTAAGGTCTATGGAAGACCTCGTTAGAGACATTTTTCCTGTCCGTAAGACTATTGACGATGCAGTCGATGAGGCAGAATCGTTATCATTTCGTTATCAAATAAAGCCCAAATAGTCTGACGGGTATGCAACACTAAGCCTGTCACCAGCCGAGGGCGCTGGTGCGATAGGAGCAAGATGACTGACAATCAGATTATCGGAGCAGCTTTATTACTGTTTCCTTTATTAGTTGGATTGATCTATTCACATGTATCACATGGCAATTATCAAAAGGGTTTCCGTGAGGGATACCATCGAGGCAGGGCAGTCAATCGCCAAGAGTTTTGGCAAGAATGAAAGCCAAAGAGGTCTTACAAAGTGCAACCGATGTCATGCAAGATCGTGGTGCAATCTATGGTCATCCAAAGATCAACCAAGATCGGATTGCTCGGAGACTTACCAATCTTCTTGATTTCCCAATCGAGGACTACCAAGCTTGCCTTGCAATGGTCGAGGTCAAGCTCTCAAGAATCCAAGAATCCCCAACCCACATCGACTCATACATCGATGCCTGCGCTTATCTCGCATTAGCTTGCGAACTCAAAAATGGAGAGGATGAATTGTATGTTTAATTTGTCAGAATACGAAACAGTAGATAGTAGAATCCATCAGTTTTACGAATCCTTTAAAGATGGCAGAATAGTCACAGAGATGGAATTGATCGACATGGAGAAAGGGCATTGCATCTTTAAGGCTTACATCTACAAAGATTCAGTCCGTACAATGGCAGATTCTACAGGCTATGCAGATGGTTTTCGTAAGGATCGTGGAGTCGATGCTCAGTTCTGGATTAACAATGCTGAGACAAGCAGCATAGGTAGAGCTTTAGCCAATCTAGGTTTATCAGCTAAGGGGAAAAGGCCAAGTGCTGAAGAGATGGCACAAGTTAATTCAGTTAAGACAAAGAAGCCAGAGGTTGAGAAAGATTATTGGACTACACCATTTGGTGAGCAAGATGAATTAATCAAGAAGGTAGATGCGCCTGTTACATTAGATAAGGCTGTTGAGACTGTTGCAGAGATTCTAGGTACGGCAAAGGTTGTTCCTAGCTGCAAGCATGGCGACATGGAGTTTAAGGATGGTAACAAAAATGGCCGCGCATGGGGTGGCTATTTCTGCCGACACATTGGTGTACAAGGATCAGAGCCTAAGTGTCCAACACTCTGGTATCAGCTAAGCAGTCAAGGCACATGGGAACCACAGAAGTCGAGGGTGTAATGAATAACAAAGTTATCATCGCCCATCAAGCTAAAGCGACATCCAGAGATGCAGCTAATCGTGTCTATCCTAGATCAGGCTCTATTCGCCTAGAAGTCTATGAGTTCCTTATTCGTAGAGGATTAGATGGGGCAACCGACCAAGAGATTGAATCTAACCTAAACCTAGATGGCAACACAGTTCGACCTACTCGCAAGACTTTAGAGCAGGATGAATTGATCGTTGATTCCGGCACAACGAGATCGAACCATAATGGTAATCAATGCATAGTCTGGCGAGCAATCAGCGCAGACCAGATGTTCTAAGGGGATAAAAATGGGTTATGTGGAAGTTTATAATGTAGATGGCGAAGGTGGATGGACTGACATAAATGACATTCCACTCATAGAAACAGTTAATTGTCAATTATGTAATGAGCCAACAGAAGCTAGAGACATTATGGCTATCATTACAATCAAGGATGGTCAGCCATCTGTAGGTCAATGGCAATGTCGCAAGTGTCATGCGGTAAATGGCTAGCCAACACAGGAAACACAGAGGTTTCCGCACAGAGCGAGTAGTTGCCGAGTACCTATCGACTTGGTGGCAAGGCGCATGTGTGGGAAGGGGTAGTGGCAAAGACATTGTTAATGTGCCATTTGACTGCGAAGTCAAAGCAAGGGTTGGCTTTCAACCATTGGCGTACATGAAGCAATTAAAAGCTCGAACATCTATCACTGGGGAGTTAGGGTTCGGCGTACTGCGACTAAACGGGCAAGGTGAGGATCCGCGTGACTATGCCGCGATCATCCGCTTAGAGGATCTATTGCCACTACTCATACTTAAATACGGTCACTTAGACAAAGAACCTACAGAGGCAGACATCGACCGTTGCTCTGGATGTGGGTCATACATGATAAGGAAGTGTTTAACATGCCAGCCTACGACTACAAATGCAGCAGATGCAATCTCAATCAAGAGATCACTCATGGATGGCACAATCGACCAGTAGTTCTATGTCAATACTGTAATGAACCAATGAGCAAAGTATTTACATCTAATCCAATTCACTTCAAGGGCAAAGGATGGGGCAAAGATTGAAGATACTAAACCTGTATGCCGGTATAGGTGGCAATCGTAAGTTATGGGGCGATGAACATGAGATCACAGCAGTGGAGTTTGATACTCGTGTAGCTGCAGTCTATGCGGATCTATTCCCTAATGACACAGTTGTAGTGGCAGATGCTCATCAATACCTATTAGAGCATTTTGAAGAGTTTGATTTCATCTGGTCTAGTCCACCTTGTCCTAGCCATTCAAGGCTTCGCAAAGGCTTATCAATGGCTACTGGATCAAAGGCTATCTATCCAGACATGAAGCTCTATGAGGAGATCCTTCTACTTCAAGGCTATTTCAAAGGCAAGTGGGTAGTTGAAAATGTTGTGCCTTATTACGAGTATTTAATCCAACCTACTTTATTGCTTGGCCGGCACCCTTATTGGATGAACTTTACTGTTGAACCTAAAGACTTCACATCCGATGGAATTATTAAGAATGGGGTTACTCAAACCTTAGAGGCTAAGTATGACTATGACTTATCTAATTACAATTTACCTGATAAAAGGAAGGCTCTAAGAAACGCAGTTAATCCAGAAATGGGATTGCACATACTGCGACACGCCGTCTGACCTGCACTTATACTAAGGAGATTGACATGTCTGGTACTCTCAGGGCTAGAGCCCATAAGGGGCTCAGAGCGAGCCGCTCGCGGATAGCTCGCTCGGTAGCCATCGCTATTGGGATAGCTCTATTATCACCAATGTATGATGCTAATACAGGCTCAATAGATGCCTTCAAATACAACCCTCGTAAATACATAAATGCCACAATGAATAAGACTGAGGCTACATGCATTAAGAGATTGATCAGTAAAGAATCAGCATGGAATCATAAAGCGGTTGGTAATCTATCTGGTACTCATAGAGTCTATGGATTATTACAGATAAAGAATCCAATAGCTAAAGACATGAACCCTATGCAACAGATACAGCTTCACATGAGATACTTAGATCATAGGTATGATGGATCAGCATGCAAAGCATGGAAGCACTTTAAGATTAAGGGATGGCATTGACCAGAGCTGCAAGTCATAGAGAGTTAGGCACTCAACGCTGGAAGGATCAGCGATTGCGTGTACTCAAGCGTGACTCATACATTTGTGCATACTGTAGTGGTGAAGCAACACAGGTTGATCATGTGATACCTAGAGCCAGTGGTGGTGGCCATGAGCTTGATAACTTAGTGGCATGTTGCGCACCCTGTAATTCACGCAAGGGCGCACATAATGAGGGTGTTTTTTTAGCACGAGGTGCTAC